ATCCATTCCTTTCTCTTCTATAGGCTCGTCAGCAGCTTCGTCTTCTGCATCATCCTGTTTGTAAGCCATTCCACCCTTCTCTTCTTCTTCATCTTCATCGCCATCTTTGTCGATTTCTTCTTCTTCTTCATCCTCATCCTGCTTTCGCATGGCTTGGATTGTGTTTTGCTGGTCTTCTATTTTTGTAGTCGGTGTGACTCCAGATTCAGAATCGTCAGCATTTTGTGGTGTTCCACCACTAGCTTTCGCTTTTCGTTCTTTACCATCAACATCAAGTCCAGCTTCTGAGCCTTCTTTCTTAATGTTAGCGATAACTTCGTTTGCGATTGATTTTACAAGGTCGGCTCTTGCAGCGGCTTGTGCATCAGCTTCATTAGCAGCAACTAGGTCTTGTTCTTCCTTTGCCAATCTTCCATCCATTTTTTGTAGGACTTCAGCTACAGCGGCTAGAGCAAGGTTAGTTCCTTCCATTTGCTTTTCAATCTTTTCAGATATGTCTGCCATGGGTTTTTCCCTCCTATATGGTTTTCCATTCTTTTGTTTTGTTCCACCAAAAGAGGTTGGTCTAAGCCACCTCCGACCTGTTTCTATAGAACATAATATAACGTTTATATTTAACGTTACTTCATTATACTAAATAAATATAATTTTCCTACAGAATTATAATATAATTTCTTAATTAATCCTGTAATGGATTTGTTGGGGTGCCTGTAGAATCTAATTGTAACATATCGTTACGATAATCATAGAGAGGAACTTGAATAAGTTTCTTGAGTTTATCACATTGATTCCCTTCTGGGAGTGATGCTTCTACTAAATCTAATACTTTTCCCACCATCTTTGAATGTTTTGCTATTATATATTCTTGTGTTGGTGTTACTTTCTTTATATCAACCATGTCTTACCTCCTAAGCGTGTCCTGTACTTATTGCTATTTTTTTAGGCAAGAGCTTTCGTTCATTTTTATCTAGCCTATTATATACTTTTTTGTATGCCCTATGTATCCATTCATTTTTATTATAAGAACTAGGGTCATCCACATTTTTTGAGTACCAAGCTTCATTTCTTGTTGGTACTGGTTTCCATCCTTGTTTAAATGTTTTAGTGTGTGCCTTGACTTTTACTTTTCCCTTTGGAGTATTTCTCCAATGAGAAGGAACATTTTGTACATGGGGCTTTGTTAATGGAGTTAAAAACTTAGGGTTATGGACTGGAGCTGCATAATCTGTATCATACTTAATTATAAATCCATCATCCTTTTTTATAAGTGATACTGAATTTCTTAATTTACCACTCGCTACAGGAACAAGATTTTGTGCTTCAATTAACACCTCTTCTCCTATTTCCCAAAGCCATTCCTTTAAACCTTTTTCTATAGTGTCTTCTATTTTTCCCATATATAAAAACCCCCTTGGGTTTATTATACTAACTTATTGCAGGTTTTATTAAATCTGCCCAAGTAGATGGGATGGTGTCAACGAATTCTCTTTTAGAATCATCATACTTATTTAAATAAATAATCTCTTTACCCACAAATCCATATCTAGGATGCCAATAAGTAATTATTTGTTTTGGTTTAGATGCTGCATGTAATCTTTGTAATGCAAACTCATCAGGACCTTTCATGCAACCACAAATAAATAGTTCACCTGTTCCAATATCAACTTCATCAACTCTATGGAAGTGTCCAATCATCACACTATCAAAATCTACTTCTCCAAGTATATCCGTAGCATCTTCTAATTCAGCTTGTAAACTCTTTCTATATTGAAGAACTCCTCTTAATTTAGATATTGCCCCTGTGATTGCCATACTACTTCCTGCACCTGAGATAGAATCTCCATGCATAATTAATATGTTTCGATTATAAACCGGGAAAACATTTATAAAACTCTTTGGAATATCGAACTCAATATTATCTTGGTTCTTACAAAATGCTGCTAAGAATTGGTATAGTAAGTAATCCCAATCCATATACTTATCTTTCATAGGTGGCTTTCTAGTCATCCTACCATGATTACCAACTACACAAGGAACTGTAATCTTTGTAAAATGTGGTGCTAATAACAGTAAAGATTGGGCAATTAAGTTTGCACCCCTAATCATTTGTTCCATACAATTTGCAATATTAGACCTAGCTAACTCTTCATGAATATCACCACTAATCATATCACCTAACATTGGAATTATTAGTTCATTAATAGGTGCAATTTGTCTTCGATACTCAACATGCTTTAATACTTGGTTTGACCACCCATAAAGTCTTTTATTAAATATTTCAAAACTATAATCGTTAAGTCCTTTCATTTGTTCTTTATGGACTTGCTCCCCTATATGTGTATCAGTTAATGGGGAAATTACAATTTGTGCTTGATGTCCTTGTGGACTTGATGGATTAACATGTCGAATTGGAACTTTAGGAAGTGCTTTAGTATGTTCTTTAATTGCATCAACAATAATTTCTTTTTTAGCATCATCCTTAAGAGATGCTTGATAAAGTTTTTTGTAAAAGTCTGCTTCACTTTTATAAGTGGCTACCTTTTTATCTAGTTTAACTCTTGTCTCTAGATTATCTTGAGGAGGCGAGAGTTCCTCGTTGGGGTCTAGAACCAAGGGTTCTTCTTTGTTGTGCCACTTTTGAATTGTGGTTCGATGAATGGTTACTCCATGAACCTTTTCTAACCACTTCGCTATAGCTGTCCAAGTCGCTCCCAAGGCTCTTCTTCTTTTTATCTCTAATTTTACCTTCTCTGGAATCATATCTTCTCCTAACTGTTAAAACTATGGTTTTGCCACATATTAAACAATGTAAGTCCTTGTCTTCGTTTATGTTCATATGCCCAGCACATTTAGGGCATAGTGTATTCATACTATCATATTTAGTAGACATACTCAACAACCTATCCTATTAACTTATTATATAAATCTTTTCCTATAAATTTTTTAAAAGGTGATTCTTTCTCTTTAGGTAACTCATCATCATCAATTTCTCCTTGTTCTTTATCTTTATCCCCACCTTGATGTAAGTCATCTTGTGCGGGACCAGATTCCCAACCAGCTAATTGAATTTCTAATCCTGCTGGTGCGGCTTCGGATGCATCACCTTGTTCGTCTTTATCATTATGTTTAATATCCTCTTTATCATCTAAAGCTCGGATTTTTTGTTCCATATCTTTTTGTTCAATATCAGCTTGTTCATCAGGGTCGGCATCGAATTCAACAGGGTTTTGCACTTGGTCATTCATAGAAGTACTAGATGTTTGTTGTCTAAATTTAACATCATCCTTACGAAGTTCTTTAGTTACCCATTGAAGTAAGTCTACAAAAAACTTGTTGCTTTTTGCTTTTGCCATTTTTCGTTCAGGTGAATTATCTGTAATGAAATCGGCAAGTCTTCCAACACCACTTTTTTTCTTCTTTTCTGGTTTTCTCTTATTATCTCCATAAGTTGGGGTAAATATTCCGGAGTTGGATGAGGTAAATACAGTACCCCCACTATCACCAAAAGACCCGCTAGTTCCAGCACCACCCCCACCATCTCCTTCTTTACGAAGTTTCTTTTCCTTTTTATAGGTGTCATCTTGCCCTCTAGGGTTAGTTATCCAAGCCTTGTTTAATTTATTCTTCTTCATCTATATTTAGCTCGGTTGGTTGTTTAGCTTTAGGATTCTTTTGTTGTGTTCTACTAAATCTAGTTGGGTCACCAAAGATTGCCTTTTCTACATTGGTAATTCCTGTAGGACTTAAATTAGCAACATAATCAATTCCACTTTGTTCAAACCACATTTGGCTCATATCTGGGGTTACTTCTTTAATTAAAGGAGAACTAAATCCTTTTTCTAAAAGACTTTCAACCCAAGTTTTAGATAAAGTTAATTCATTCTTAGACCTTGCCTCAGCATATTTGTCTATATCTCGTTCTTCATCAGGTGTTTTATCATGCCAATCTGGAGTCTTTCCTCCTGTCCTACCTTTAAACTTTCGTTGTGAAGGTGGAATATGTGCATTTTGAATTACGTCTGGTTCACCTAATTCTTCAACTCCTAATCCTTCTTCTTCACCCTCTTCTCCTTGAGCCTGTTGTTGTTGCTCCATTTCTTGTTGTTGAGCTGCCTGTTCCATTTGGTCTTTCTGTTGTTGTATACCCATAGCCATTTGTTCTGCTTGCATTTGTGCAGTTGGTACAGGTTCTCCACTAACCATAAAGTCAGCATCCCAAAGAGGAACATCTTGTTCTTTTAATTTTATATCAAAACCTAATCCAGCAAACTGATTTGCAATTTGTATTTTTTGTTGTGCAAATGTTAATCTAGTATTCTCTGCCTTTTCTTCAGGTTGTGGTAATAGTATTTCATAATCGGTTACCCCAAAAGCATCCAATAGTTGTGGGAATACTTTCTCATGCATTAATCGTTGGTCACCTTCAACCACACGACTCATAACAACTAGTTGTTGAGTTTGAGAAGACATACCACCAAACGCTTCTGGAGCTCCTTGCCATGCTGGAGTAACACCCCACATTGAGGCAACTCTTTCTCTAATTTCATCCTTAACAGGAAGATAATCCATCTCATTTAAACTATGGAAAAGTCTTACCATGTCTACCCTACCTCTTTGGTTTCTAGCAGATACTGCTACCATAGGTATATAGTTAGGGTCTAATCTTGTTTGTGCAGCAATATGTTCTCTTTCTCTACGTAATGACTCTGGGTCATCTGTAGTTACCATTAACATACTAGCGGGCATTTTTCTCTCGTAGAAATATCTATATAGGTTTTTATCCATTCCTACTAGAGTTAATGCTTTTTCAAAGATTGTTAAAATTGGTGACCATCCATAAGTTTCTGATGGTGAGAATTTACTTAAGTGAATAATTTCTTTATCAGAGAAATACATGTGTTTACTTCTATGATAATACTTATACATCGCAGGATGAAGGTCTACATTACAATCATCCTTCACACACTTACCTTGGGTATCTTGTACTATCTCTCTATGAATAGGACAAAGGTAATGAGCATTCTTTGGTAACCCAGCTTGGTCTAAGTCAAATTCAACTAGTGCTGGATTTATTCGTCTGATTTCTTGAAGTCTTGAAGATACACTTCCATCGCCATTATCTTTATATTCTTTCGCCAAATATAAAAAACCATCATCTAATGTGTTCACATCATAATGAAATTGTCGAAGGACTTCTTCTAGAGATTGGTCAAAAACATTACAATCTTTAATCCAATTTGTAACTAATTCTTTTTGTTCTTTCTTAGGATTTTCTATTTTAGGAACAATTGTTACACCTCTCCTAAAAACTTCTCCTGTAATATGAGAAACAGGACCTCTAATTTCTTCGACTGACATTGAAACAGTTTGTAAATCTTGCACCAATTGTTGGCGATAAGCCATTTGATGTCTTACCCATGTATTTACTATTTGGTCTAATCCAATAGTTTGGGCTTTACCTACATCCCCAGCAGATTTCATTACATCTAGTAGACTTATTTGTTTATTCAAATCAGCCATTTGTTGCTGCATTTGAGGAACTTGAGGTATATATTCAGATAATTTCATTCTTAATCCCTACTTAGTTTAGTCATATCCTGCATGGATACTAACTTTAATATATTATCCATTGCTTTTTCTTTTAACTCATAATCTTCTGAATGAGTGACATCTCTAGTAATTTCAGATTTTTCTTCTTTTAGTTTTAATATTTTCTCATTCAAGGATTGTATCTCTTGGTCTTTGTCTAAAATTATTGATTCAAGCTCAGCTTCACCAGTTCCAAAAGAAGCATTCTCTAATACCCCTAAACTACCAGCTGTTTTTATTAAAGCTATGAATTCTCCTTCTGATAATATTTTGACAGCAGTGCTATCATCAGGAACATCATCATCGGCAGTTAGCATCTTTAAGTCTGCGTGCCACATATCTAATATTCGCCAAGTACCATTATCGTCTTTGTTTGCTACGTATTGCTCTCCTGAATCAGAAAGCATATTCCCTATTGTCATAAAATGACTCCTTTTCTTCTTCTATATTTATATTATACTAAACTTTTTATAATTACCTATGCAATTATACATTTACTAGAACCACAATTTTTGCATGTTTCACATCCACCTTCATTTATAATGTGAGGAGAATTACAACATAAGTCTTGATTTTCTAATATTTTTTCTTCAATAGAAAAGCCATCCATAACTAATTGTTTATCTTCTTCAGCATTACCTTTAACTAAGACTTCCACTTCTCTTGACCCCGCTCTATAGACTGTAATCCCTTTACATCTTTTTTTCCATGCTAACATATATGCATTTTCAACATCTTCTATAGTAGCAGAGTTTGCAAAGTTAATTGTTTTTGAAATTCCTGAATCACAATTCTCTTGGAAGGCTGCTTGCATTAATACATGAGCCTCTGGACTAATTGAAGGTGCAGTTCTATATACATCTTTTGCCCAATCTGGAACTTGAGGAACAGTACTTAAGTCGCCACCATCAGCAAGAAAGTCCATTAAATCATCGGAATAAAATCCATGTTCCTTAGCATCTGCTTGAAAATACTTGTTCACATAGTTGAGTGTTTTACCTTCTAATATGTTTTGTTTCTTCCAAGCTAACGCAAATGTTGGTTCAATACCACTAGATGTATCAGCAATCATAGAAATAGTTCCTGTTGGTGCAACTGTTAATCTACAATGATTTCTAAATTTTTGATTGTCTACCTTATAGTAATCACTTTTTTCCCACGCAGGAAATGTTCCTCTTTCCATTGCGAGATATTTAGATTCAGAATCGGACCAAGTTTGTATATTCGCCATAATAAGTTTACCAATTTTTCTTGCTTCTTTAGAATCATATGAAATCTTTAATTGAATTAATAAGTCAGCAAACCCCATAATTCCTAAACCAATCTTTCGAGTTGCTTTTGTCATCTCTTCAATTTCAGGAGTTGCATAATAGTTTGCATCAATAACATTATCTAAGAATCTAGTAGACTTTCTAGTAACCCATTCTAATCTTGACCAATCAATTTTCTTAAACCATTCACCATCAAGGTTATTCATATCTGATTCACTTTTATAAAATTTAGCAAGGTTAATTGAACCTAAGTTACAAGATTCATTTGGGAGTAAAGGTTGTTCACCACATGGATTTGTAGCAATCATGTTTCCATATTCTTGGATAACATGGTTATCTTCATTTACTCTATCTAGAAATATCATTCCCGGTTCACCATTTCTCCACGCACCCTCAACAATTTTATTAAAAACCTCTCGTGCATTTACCTTTTTAACGAGTGATAAATCTTTAGGGTTGATTAAACTATACTCCATATTATTTTCAACTGCTTTCATAAAATCAGAATCAACTCCAACTGAAATATTAAAATTATGTATATCACCTTCTACTTTTTTACAGTCTATAAAATCTAAAATATCTGGGTGGTATATTGACATAACTGCCATGTTTGCTCCATCCCTCTTACCTCCTTGTGTTATCATAGAAGATACTCTTGATAACGTCTTTAGGACTTCAATAGGACCACAAGCTATACCATGTGTTGACCGTATTCTATCTCCTCTTGGTCTAACATTAGATAAAGCAAACCCTGTACCCCCTCCGAATTTTTGAACCATCGCTGTGTCAGTAGCTGCTTTCATTATTCCTTCCATACTATCTTCTAGTGGAAGTACGAAACATGCAGATAAAGTTCCTTGTTCGGTTCCGGCATTCATTAGTGTTGGAGAGTTTGGAATGAATTCTAACTTTGACATCATTACAAAGAAATCATTTTCTTCTAAAGTAGCCTCAACAGGAAGTTTTCCATAATCTAATTCTATTTTTGCGATTGCTTTTGCAACTCTTCTAAATAGTCCATTAGGGTCTTCAATTACTTTATTATCCGAGTCTTTTAAAAAATATCTATGCTCTAAAATTACTTGGGCTTGGTCTGAAATTTGTGTTGTTTTACTTGAAAAATTGACTAACGTCATCTAGGGTTCCCTCCTCGGTTTTAAAAAATTTATTACTTTATTGTCTATATCCACAATAGAGGCATAAACCTCTTTCAGGAACCCAGAAATTTGAGTTACAAACTGTTTCAGCACATTGTGGATTCGGTGCTGAACTAGCCTTCTCCAAAGGATTAACAGGCTCCATCCCTAAAGGATTAATAGAGGTTTCCCCCTCCTTTGTTGACCCCTTCGTTTCATCAAGCATTTCTTGTTTGCTTTCAGGGGTTTCACCCGGACTGATAGCATTAAACCAATCTGTTGCACTACCCAAGTCAACGAACTTATAGGCAGTATCGTGTACAGCTTGAAGAGCCATAGCAATTGAGAAAAAGGCATCCCCATGTCCCATAGGTGTGTTGGGTGCCTTTAAATCATTGCTCACAGACAAGATTTGTTGCTTCTGTCTTTCATCCTTTATTATAGATAGTATACCTGAATGAACAAAGTTTTCAAGCACTCCAGCCATAGTATTTTTAGATTTTCTTGTAAAGGTCATAGGTCTCCATCTAGTGTCCAAACCTCTATCCTCTAATTCTCCACGAGTGTTGTCAATATATCCTGAAGTTAAATTAAAATTATCAGCCGTTTCATTTAAATATTCTATCTGGTCAGAGTAATTCCACCCTTCTAAAAAGGATTGATGAACCTGTTCTATCTTATCCCCTCGTTTTCTAAAAATAACTAAATGAGATGGGTGTCTTTTCTTGCCCACATCAAATCCACCAAACATTTGGTCACCACTTTCCCAGTCTGAAAACTCCTTAGTTGCAGGAGCGGACCTTAAATTTTCATCTTCACATTTTGAAATGTCTTCTTCATTGAAATAGGATACAGTAGCAAAGTGAGGTACCAGCATAAACTCTGAAGCAAACGATTTTGGTCTTGCTTTTTGTTGTGCTAATAAATATTCTTCACTCATTATCTCAGGTGCTAACACCCTTCGCCCCGGAACAGGGTCTAATGCTGGAAGAACCCTAGACTTGAATCGTTCATCATCTTGTAGTTTGGCTAACAAATCTCCGGGCATCATAGGTGTCCCCACCACAATTACAGGAGCTTCTTTTAAAGGTATGAACATTGATTCTGTCATGAAGTGGTCTTCTACTTTAGTTATCTGCCCCATGTTCAATGGGTTCTCTGGGTCTCTCAATACATCATCAGCAACCAAGGCTCCATTAACATGCATTCCTCTTTTGAAAGAAAACAGTCCACCATGCATAATCTCCATAGGTTTATTGTTTTTATAAAATCTAGCAGAAAAATCTGCTTTGGGGTTTCGATTGATAAGTAATTCTGGGATAATTGGATTCCTACTAACAACCTTATTTATCTCCGCAATATGATATTTAGCCATACCATCACTATAAGATAGATAAAGTACGGACATATCTCTAGGAGCCTTCAACAATCTCCAAACACTAAAGGCATGTCCTAATATTGTAGACTTAAAATGCCCTCTAGGTAACACCGCCACATAATTTAAACCTTCTGCTAAACATTCTTCAATGTCCTCAGCTAAAAGACTTACATGCCATGCTTTAAAGTACTCAGGATTATCATAAGAGTATGCCCATATATTTTCAATGAACTCTCTAAAGGTTCCTACTTCATATCTCTTTTGTTCTTGAAGCCCCCCAGCAAGTACGTCAAATGCTTTGCCTATAGATACAATGTCTTTGTTTGCCACTTATTTTATATCCTCTGAATTTTGTACTAATGTTTTTAATTTTATTGCTATTTTTTGTAAGGTATCTTGATTATCTATTTCCTCAACTAAAATATTTAAAACATCTTGTACAAATTGAAGATTAATCATTCCTTGAAGAACTTCTCTTTGACCTTTAACACCAATGTCTACGGCTCTCGCAGCATCTAATGCTCTATCAAAATGAAGCTCTGTGATTTCTCGTGTTGCTTTATTAGCAATAGATGTATAACTATCTAATTGTTCTGCTTGTAATCTCGCAAACCTTTGGGCTTCTGATTCTGCAATCTCTTGTTTTTTCTCAGCAATTGCAACAGACTTTTGTTCTGCCCACTTTTCCTTTTTCGCCCACGCATAAATAGTAGGTGGTTTAACTACTACACCATCTACAGATACTTGTTCAGCTATTTCTTTAGCAGTTAAATCTCCTCTTAGAAATAACTTCATAGCTTCTAATTTTACATTATCAGGAATATATTTAGGCATCGGTTTACTCGTATATATTATTTGAATCCATCGCACCATATCCTTCATCTGACACATGTTGCGAATCTATATTTCCACCCAAGGCACTCCCATCAGGGTTTAAAAATTTAGTAAAGTCAACTTTACCGGCACTCTTAGTAGATGATGTGAAACAATGAGGTACTTTAATTTTAGCTCCACCAGCAGTGATTACTTCTTCATATTTAATAGCAATCTCATTTCTAGTACAAATACCTCCCCAGATATGTTCTTGTTCATTTATAGGTTGATACCTTAAATTCTTTAAGACTGTACTTGAAGTTCTTTGGAGTCCTTTTATTTCTTGATAGTTTTTACATTTAGCATATTTACACCAAACAACTACTCCATGTTTCTTTTTTATATCTTCAAGAGTAGGTAACTTCTTAGGAAATTTGTCTTTATACTCTTTCTTTTTCTTTTCCTTCTTCCCCGGAAAAGCCATCTGAAATCCTCTAACTACTTTAGTTAATCCTCCAGCTCCTATCATCTAGACCTCCTTTTGTTCCATAATGCTATACATGCTGCATCAGCATAATCTTGTTCAGGGAATTTATCTCCCCACTTATCTATTGCACAATTCTTAATATCTTCTTTCTTTGCATTACCCTTACCAACAATTTCTTTCTTCCAACTTCGATTATCTATAATTGAAGTAGGAATACCTTCTTTTAATAAAAATGCCCACACAGCTCCAACAACATTTGCTATTGCTATTGTAGTTTTAGGGTTCTGTATAAAAATAGCTGCCTCAATGGCAGCAGAATCTATTATATCTATTGTACTTAATTCTTCTGAAAATTCTTTGGTCATGATAGGAAACCTTAAATCAAAACTTTTTTCCTTACTAGACCATTTATCTAAAGACAATAACCTCTCTTTGTCATCTATTAAAGCCCCATGAATAGCTAAACTAGAACAATCTAATCCTAAAAATTTCTTCATTGTTGTGTTGTTCCATACGTTCTTAACGCAACTATTCTACTAACTGTATTATAAGCAGTAGAATAAGTATTAAGCAATCCTTGAGTTTTTTTCATTAATGCTTGTTGTTCAATTAATTCTCTTTTTAAATCTTTTAGTGAAGAGTGTCGAGTAAGTATTTCTCCCCTTAATTCTTCACGAGTTGGTTTTTTCTTCTCTAATTCATTATACTCACTAGTTACTTTAAATAGAGCTGTGTTATAACCTTCTGTGAAGGCAGCTTCAAATGCCCCTACTGTAGCTTCAATAGTAGATACCTTAGTTTCAAGATATCCTTTATAGCCACCATATAGAACTAAAAAGTCTTCTAATTGTTTATTATCATAATTCATTAATTTAGAGAAATCTAAGTCGGGTCTTTCATCTAAATCAACTTTAAAATTAGGTAACCCTAAGTGTTCGATTTCTTTTTGAGCTTTTCCTAATGCTTTCATAGGAGTCCACTTTGTTTCTCTCTGTTGCACTTTACACCTTCACTAAAGAATTACTAATGTGTGGTTCAATATAATTAATAATTTCCATCACTTTAGTTAAATCAAACTTACCCTTTGAACGTATACCTGTCTCCATGTCAATCCAATTAATAATTTTGTCTCTCTTATCCCACACTTCAACTGCTTGTGGTAATGTATTAATGTTTAATCCCCCGGAGTAACCATATTTTCGGTCTCCAAAGTCTAACCAAGTATTTTCAAAAATTCCTGCCCCACTAGAAAAATCTTGAAAGACTGCAACGTTTTCTAACTCAAGGTCATACATAAAGTGATTTCCTTCATCAACTTGTAAGATAAACTCAATATGAGAGTTTCTTTTCATCTCATTAATAAACTCATCATTAATTTTATATTTTATTCCATGTGTATTTATTTGAGCTCTTGAAAAAATCTCAGGAATACTTTGTTCCTTCATAATTTGCTCTAATGATAATCCTTCAGTTACAAGTTGATATACCATTGGTTCACATAAATGCATCGAAAGATTCATTGTAGGTAAAGTCTTTTTTATTTTTTCTAATTCTGATATCCAATTAAAATTAGGAAATCTACTAAACCCTTCCATTCCACTAGGGAATAGAATACCCCACTCTACCCAAGGGTAAGCCTCTGAAATCTTTGCTAATTCAACAGGATGAACTGAATTATCAGCTCCTGTAAATGTTACTCGTTCTATCATTATTCTTCTCCTATCTTTCTACAATCACACCAAGTTTCGCCTGAACACTCTTCTGGTCTTGTTAACATATCTTGTATTCTAAAACAACGTTTTAATATATTATCCCATTCTATCACATCTCGTTCTATAATAAAACCCTTTAACCTTTGGTCGTCTTTACATTCATATAGAACCGTTCCTCTTTCATAATTACCCATATTTAAATACATTTGTAATTGTAGTGCATGTTCAGGTCTAGCATCTTTCAACTTTGTAAAGTTTAATTTGTTAATTGATTTTAACTCTACGGCAATAACACCTAAGTCATAATGATTAATGATAAAGTCTATTCGCCCTGAAATTGGTGGTATATCGGTCTTTAGAGGCACTTCTCTACCTCTAAGTATACCTAACCCATCAAACCAGTTAGCAACCCTATCTTCTAGAGAACTACCACATTGGAATATTCTTTGAAGAAGAGCTGGAAGTGGTTTGGCTTCTAGTTTACCATTATAAGCTAACCATAAATATCTATCACAAGGATTACCTAATGATGAAGGATAGAATACACCAGCTCGTGGTGGAGTCATTGTTCCAGTAAGATGCTCCTCAATAATATCTGTTAACCAAATATCTTGTTTTCCTACAGGTGTAATTTTTGTATTGGGTTTTACTTGTTGAATTCCTGCCATAATTTTTCCTTTATCTCTTTTAATGTTTTTTCTTTAATATGTACTATGTGAGTAATATTTTTATGTTTTAATAAATACTCATCTCTTTTTTTATCCTTTTTTTGAAGGTGACCATAAATTCCATCAGCTTCAATAACCATCTCTACTTCAGATACAAAAAAATCTACGATGTATGGAAAAAATTCCAACTGTTGTTCATAACGTATACCAAACTCATCTAAACATTCGGCAATTAAATTTTCTTGTTTCGTGAAATCTCTAGGTGGTAAGTTCATCTTTTAGTTTCTGAAAATCATCAGGATTTTCTGTAAAGTATTCTTTAATACTATTCAATCCCATTACTTTAGTTTCTCCATAAGTATACCAAGCTCCTGCTTGAGTAATCATCTTTTGAGCAATACCTTCTCTTATATAACTTTCTAGAATATCTATTCCACCATCTACCCTAAAAGGAACTATAGCAGATTTCCAATTTTCTCCACCTACTTTAGTCTTTCGTAGTCTGATTTCCATATCAAAGCCTACGTTTTGTTCTGTTTTACCTTGTTTTTCTTTTATCCACCCAGCCCTTCTAACTTGCATTAAAAAGTGTGCAAAGAATGATTGTGCTACTCCACCGGGCATGTTGTCCAATGCAACAGGACCTAAACTTTGTCTTACTTGATTAATTGCTACGAAAGCTGAACCCTTACCTAAATGTGCTAATAACTTTGGTAAAGCACTATTAACAAATCTAGCTTGCCAAGCCATAGGATTATATCCGAATTCTTCTTCTTGTACTACTGAAGGAACTAACCCCGCAATACTATCTAATATGATTATATCAATTCCTGCATTCATTAATTCTCTTATAGTATTTAAGGCATCTTCACCATTAGTAGGTTGAGACACTAGTATACTAGATGTATCTATTCCACACTTAGCCATCCACTTAGAATCCCATGATAACTCTGTATCAATCCATGCGGCATTTCCCCCATCTTTCTGTACATTTACCACAACTTGTGAGGCTAAGTAAGACTTACCAACATTTGTTGGACCATATATTAAGGTGAATCTTTTCTTTGGAATCCCACCACCTGTAAGTTGGTCAAGGGCTGGAATATTAAATGGTATCCTTCCATAGTTAAATGTATCACTATCACCTAGTTCTAAATTTAAATTCTTATCTTTTAACAATTGTTGAATTGCTTCTTCTGCATTATCTTTCATATTTACTCCATTTCTCTTTGTTGTTTAAGTGCATTGCTTCTGCCCATGCGAATAGAACAGCAGCAGTTTGTACAAGTTCAATGAATAATTTGTTATCATCTTGTTCTTGAATTCTTCTAGAAATATCTCCCATATGTTTAGTAGTTAAAACGTTCCAAAAGTTATTGGCATGGTTTTGTACTCCATAAACTTTTTCTTGTCTCTCACGTTCTGCTACAACAGCCTCTAAGACAATTAGTCTACTTGGACTATCAGGCATTATTTCTTTTCCCCTTCTGGGTTCTCATCTAAGATTTTGTTTACTTCATCATCTATGTGTTTATCCACAAATTTTGAAATCTCTATAATAACATTTTCAGAATCGCCTTCTAATTGTGGTGCAACAGGTAAACTAGTATCTACTTTGGATACTTCGATATCTACTCTTGCAAATTGCATGTGGTCTAGTGGACCTACTCTAAAGGTGTATCCTTTTTTAAAACTAATTTCTGCCATTCTTTTTCTCCTTATCTTCAAAATGCAATAGTAACATTGCATAATGTATTATTTTTAATAAATCTTTTCGTGGAGTACCTTTCTTATCATATCGAGCTGCATACTTTAAAATGTTGCCTCTACAGAATGATTTAGCATCTCCACATGCCTCAATGAAATCTAAGGTTTGGACATCCCCTTCACTATAATGTTGCCCATAAGTATTTTTTACATACTCCTCAATCTCATCTAAAATTTCCCATTCACCATACTTCATATTATTCATTATATATTGCATCCATTATTTTTTCAACTACATTTACTGTTACTGCATTACCTAAAGTTTTATATCTTTGGGTATCTGATACTCCTTCAGTCCAACCATCTGGGAATCCTTGGAGCCGCTCGTACTCCGTAGGTGTGAGTCTTCTAATTCTGAAGTCTGGGTTCTTTTTAAGTAAATAATGTTCCTTATCTCGTACTGATGTAGTTAAAGTACCAACTAAGTTATCTGTTCTAGGTTCAAGTTGTTTAGCGTTCCAAGGGGTATAATCTTTATCTTTTCTTTCCCTCCGTATCTTCTTACCTTCATCGGTTCTTTTTTCTGTTAGCATTGTGTAAATACCACTTAATGAATATGATGTGTTTAAGGTATTTGATAAACCATTTTCAGATTTATAGATTCTTTGACCTTGTGGTTTGTTTCTTGTTAATTCAAATAACACTCCATGTGTATCTGTTGCTGTTAGAGTATGACTTGGTGCATTATTTTTTTTAAATCTTGTTCCATTCTGTTTCTTATTTATTCTTTGAGTATCTTGAACAGAATAAACATTTACTATTTCGTCTCTAGTAATTGTTGAGCCTTCTCCTGTGATAGGAAATATTTTTCGTCCACACTCTCCTCTAAGATGTCCGACAATATAGACCCTTTCTCTGCTTTGGGGAACTCCGAAGTCTTTGCTGTTAAGTACCTGCCATTCAACATCGTACCCCATGTCGGAGAGAACTTTAAGTATCGTATGGAAAGTTTGTCCAGATTCATGAGATAGTAAACCTTTAACGTTTTCAAGTACCAAATGTCTGGGTCTTTTTTCGGAACAAATCCTTGCGATGTCAAAAAAGAGTGTTCCTCTTGTATCGTCAAATCCTCTCCGCTTTCCAGCCACGCTGAATGCTTGGCAAGGAAATCCTGCACAAAGTAATTCAAATTCTGGGAGTTCATCTCCCATAATGTTAGTTGCATCTCCATAATTCTTAACTCCTTTAATTCTTTCTTCAAATATTTGTATAGCATATTTATTTATTTCAGAATATCCTACTAGTTCAGCATCCATTGTTGATTGTTGAATACCTAATTCAAACCCACCTATTCCTGAAAACATTGAAAATACTTTTACCAATCTATAAACTCCTTGTCTGTTGTGGGTAGATTCTCCCAATCAACCCAATCTTCAATAGTAGTTGAGGTTAAATCTTTCTTACTTGCCCAAGATGGTGAACACATTTCCATATCAACTACTAGAGGAATATTTAAACTATTAGTTTGTAATAAATCTCTAATTTCATATGGAATTGAATCTAATTCAGTATTATGTATTTCACATATAATTTCGTCATGTACTTGTAGAAGTATATTACTTTTCTTAGGTTCTAAATATTTATCTACTTCTAACATTCTTTCAGATAATAAATCAGCACTAGTACCTTGAACTAAATAATTAACCCCCTTATATGCAAAGTCTTTATTAATTAGGTATTTTCTACCATATCTATTCTTTATCCATCCTCGACTTTCAACAGTCTGAATCACTTTATCAAAGAAATCTTTTGAACCTTTCATACCTTCAAAGTATTGTTTTTTATATTTCCCAGCTTCTTTAGGTGTAGTTCCTAATTGTTGGGAAAGTTTTTTATTACCAATACCATAAATAGTTCCAAAGGTTATTGCCTTTGCCATTTGTCTATAGAATTTATATTGTTCATCATCTTCATTTATATTGAAAGCTAACTTTGCAGCCTCTCCATGAAAGTCTACATCGTCTTTATTTAGAATTGCATTAATTATTTCATTTCTAAAATAAGACATAAATACCCTAACTTCCATTTGTTGATAATCAAATCCAACTAGTGTGTAATTAGGTCGAGGAATAAACAATCTTCTAATTGCTATTTGGTCTTTATCACTATCATCAAAAGATTCATCTCCTATAAATGACCATGTACCTAATACATCATCAGATAAGTCTCCTTCCATTGTAATACCTTTTTGTCCTACTATTGCGGCAATCTTATCCTTCATACTTTGAATACCTTCATCGTCTAGTAAAGGTTCAACCAATTTAAAATGGTTTCTAGGGATATTTTGTAGGTTAGGTGTTCTACTAGATAGTCTACCTGTAGCAGTTCCCCAATTACAGAAATTAGTATGCATTGTATCTACTTCAAGATACGGGTCTATATAAGTAGACCTAAGTTTATCAATTGTCCTATATTGACGTATAAGACCTGCTATTCGATGATTAATATTGATTAGTGCTGCCTCATTCCATGAATCTTGCCCCTTTGGTGTCTTTATTGGAGATTCAATACCCATGTTATTAAAAATCTCACCTATTTGTTTAGGACTAGAGATATTAAACTCTTGCCCCGCCAAAGTATGGATTTCTTGTTGAACATTTTCTAATCTAGATATAATGGAGTCCTTAGTAGTTTTAGCATATTGTTTATCTATACTTATCCCTCTTTGTTCCATCTTGTACAATACTTTAGTTAAATCGCATTCTAAGTCAAATATTTTAAGTT